TATCTGATTCTTAACATCAGCAAGAGTGTTTGCGTACTCTCCCTTGATCCAGTTGTTAAGAGAGGAGTCATCAGTATATTTATTTCTTTTTTCCCAGTCTGTAGCATTAAAATTTCCGCTCTCTCTCGCAGTCGTACAGGTCATAATATCTGCACTGGAAGAATCGAACCATAAGTCACCCACATCATACGGCGTAGTTGGCTGCTTAACGAAAATCTGAGCCTTGCCATCAATCGCGTCAAATACGGCTTGCGGCGGCGTTGATGTCATTTCCTGCCATGCTGAGCCATTATAGATATAAGTTTTCTGGTTCTCTGTGTTGTTCCACAAGTCGCCCTTATGCTGGGCTTTCAGCTCATCCGTTGTCCAATTGGCCGCCGGATCAGTGCTCTGCCGCCACGTTTCCGCCTTACCGTCAATCTGAGTAGACAAGTCGGCAATAGTCTCTTTGTAGTCGCCAGAAAGGAAGTTTTCAAGCGCGGTATCGTCTGTATAAGTATCTTTTTTCGTCCAGTCGGACGCATTATACTTTCCAGATGTGCGCTTAACTACGCAGACAAGGATAGTTGTTCCGGTGAACCATGTATCGCCTACGTCATAAGGGGGAATCGGTTCTCCAACAAAAATCTGCGCCTTGCCGTCGATTTTGTCAAAAACATCGTCTGGAACGCTCATTTCGTGCCAGGTTCCATCCTTATAGATGTACTCGACGTTATTGGTTGTGTTATGCCACAAGTCGCCGTTATGAGCCGCTTTTTCGCGCTCCCATACGGTCAGAATGTTTGCACCGGTGCTGTCTGTGATATTTGCGCCGGTATGGTCCTGCAATGGTTCAGAGGTGCTATTATCTGTCCATTGGAGCGCCGGATCTGTTGCCTGGAACCACGTTTCGGCTTTCTTGTCGATCGATTCGGAGATTTCGACAAGTGCTTCGGCATAATCGGTGTAGATGAAATTGTTAAGTTCAGAATCGTCTGTATACTTAACCGCCTTGATCCAGTCAGAAGAATCATAGGCACCAGACTGTCGTGAGCGCTGACATCTCATAAGGTCGGAAGTATCATTTCCCACCCACAGGTCACCTACATCGTACGGAGGATACGGCGTAGCTGTAAAAACGCGGCGTTTTGAATCTGCGGTGTCTTTCGCTTCTGCGGCTTTCTGCATAGCAAGCGTGATATCGGTATCCTGTACGAGCTGCCAGTTCCACGCCGATCCGTCTTTCTGGAAGCGGTACGCATAGCCTTTCGACTTCCAATAGAATAAGTCTCCCTCATGAGCAGTCTTCTTCTCCTCGGTATCCCATTCTTTCGCCGGAACGTTGTTGAGCGTAGGCTCGTAATCGTAATAGAACGTTTCGATCTGACCGTCAATCTGCTTTTGCAGGCTGGAAATCATAGGGTTGTATATATTGCTCGTAAAGTCGTTCAGAGAAGATTCCGCTTTTTTTTCGGCAATATCTGCCACCGTTTCGCCCTGAATGGAAAGAGAAACCACGCTAAGCCGGACTTCTCCCGTTTCAGCATCCATGTAGACGGTCTGTTTTCCGTTTCTGTCCTGGATGATAAGGGTGCCGCCAACTCCCCAATCGAAATTAATACCAATAGTAGTCATGATCTTAGCTATCATGACTCCATCTACAGTAAATCCACCGTTCCAAGTCTTTCCGCCGTCGGTCGATGCTGTGATTGTATCAGCCGTTATTTTGAAAACACTTTTGGATTCCGCAAGTGTAGGCTTATCGTGCAGATAGTAGATACTGCTGCCATCCGGCTGCACTTCGCTCGAAATATAGGTTCCAGGTGCGTTGGAAACCTGTTTTTCGAGAGCGTCCATCTGTTTTTCAAATTCTTTTTTAATAACCTGCTGCTGCTTTTTGAGATTCTGGTATACTTTCGAGCCAGATGTCGCCTTTTGCGACTTTACGGTTTCTGGGCTGTCTGTATCGCAAGAAATAGACGTACTGCCAAGGTACGTGTAAGTAATATTGCTCAGAACGGAAAAGAAAAGATTTCCTTTCATATCCTGCACGAAACACGGGTCCATAAACTCAGCAAGCGGGTTTGAAATGTGATCTCCGCTGAATGTGTAAAATTCCAGCCCGACAATAACATTTCCGATTAGCTGCAGTGCCTGTGCTTCTTTGCCGGAAATCAATGGATTTTCGATCAAGAAGCAGTAATCTTCCGAACCTACAATATAAGATTGCTTTTCATCTCCATCGTCGTTCTCCGCCTTAACTCCGGTTATCCGAATCATATCTGTCGAAATGCTCGGATTCTTCTGAAATCCAGAAAAATTCTGTGCTTTCGTGTAATCATACGTGCCATCTGACTTTTTAAGGCCGGAAAAATCATAGCTCTTAATAATAACAGCACCGTTGGAATCGCACATGGCATTTCCGCCAGCAATCATAGCGATATATCCGAGCATCTCCCTGCATGTAACATTTTCAGAAATTGCATCTACCACGAAATCACCATTTGTGAATTTCGCGCTTCCAGCAACAAGATTACACTGAATGCAGACATCCCGATAGATATTAAATATAGTCGCCGGAAACGTCGTATTTGCAACGTAACTATCGGATGTTTTCGCCATGTAATCTGCAGCAACAAGCGTAATTGTGGATCCCGGCGTGGTCGGCTCAACTACAGAAAAGATTCCCTCTTTGATTTTTTCTACGCTTCCATCATCCAGCGTCATTCCCGTAAAAAGCGTGATTTCTGCGCCGTAAAAGTCAATGGCATCAAATCTTCCGTCGTAGTTATCCAAATTAAGCTCTATTGTTCTTGAAAGCGCCACACCGAGGGGGAATGAACTTCCCCCATTGGTGGTGATGCTGTTACCGTCAATTCGAAAATCTTTGGACGGATCCAGAGTCAATTTTGTGCCGTTCCGTAAAACCACGTTCGCGTACGCATAACATGCAGAACCGTTTTCTACTTTTTTCCTAAATTCTGTGCTTACATTTTTCATGATGGGTCAATCCTCGTTACCTGGAAACTAAGACTTGTGCATTTTTCCTCGCCCTCTTTGAGGGAATATATCGCTGTGTCAACGTTTGCAACATAAAATGCATGTGTCTCCCATTTTGCGGTTTTGATATTGAAATAATGGAAATTGAACTGAGACTTGAAAACAGTCTTTGAAAGGATTTCCGCTGCTGCTTCAAGGGTAATATCGGTCCATTTAAGGTTATACGCTTCAACAGTGAATAACCTTGTGTTGACCATTTTGCCGTTCATAAGCCGCCCGGAATCGTCCGAAGATGTTGCTGCAAAAGCAATTGTGTAACCATCTTCGTCAACATCTGGCGGCGTGTAGCCATCAAACTGCAAATGATTTTGTGCCATGTATGCCCTCCTTAAGTCGTAGACAGCTCGAATGGGTTATTTCCACCCTGTATCTGCTGCAGCTTTGCTTCGCTGATTGTTTCCTTGAACAGGACTTTTCTGTCCAACTGTGCAACGAAAGTATAGCTTCCATTGCCTTTTCCAGACTCTTCCCGGACAATCTTACGGATAAGCCCCTCTGGTGCTTCGATATTGTTTCCGCTTTTCTGATCTCCGAGCATTGCCAGAAACTCCTGGTTTGGTGGGATGACCGCACCGGATGCCAGATGTGGGATTCTTCCGATAGTTGGAATATTTACATGCGGAATTCTATTCACGCCGCGGATCAGATTATTGATTGCTCCGATTGCCTGATTAACCATGCTGATGATCCCATTAATCGGAGCACGCACAACATCACCAATTCCGCTCATGATACTCGAAAAGATATTTTTGACGCTCTGCCAAGCATTCCGCCAGTCACCAGTAAACGCGTATTTAATAAAATTCATAATCCCAATAAATACGTTTTTCATAGTTTTGAATATTGACTTAATCAAATCGCAAAGCACCTGCGGAGCAATGCCAGCTACGCCAAAATATTTTACCCAGTCAACAGAGAATAATTTTTTCACCAGTGACATAAATGGAGTTAAAATATAGTCTCCAATCCATTCAATTACAGCGCCGCATGTATCCGCAAATCCCTGTGCTATTTGTCCTGCACCGGAAAAAGCTTTTTTCCAGTCGCCCGTAAACACACCAACAAGGAAATCGATCAAACCGCCGAGCATATCCAGAATTCCGTTCGCCATTTCTACCGCAGCGCCCAATAAATCAATAGCCGCGTCGCCTAGCCATTGTACAACAGGAGCCAATAACGGAATTACATTTTGAAGAATCCAATTAATAAGGGGAACAAGAACGTTATTCCAAATTTGCTGTAGCGCATCAATGATTTTTGCGCACACATCAAGGAATTTATCGACAAAATCTGTAAGAGGTCCATTAATCAAATCTTCGAGCCGCGTTCCCCATTCATCGATGATAGGCACTACATAACTATTGTAAAGATCAAGCAATGTTGCCAAAATAGACGCACAGCCTGATTCGATATCATCAATAAATGGCTTAACGATCTCATCATAAAATGCAATGATTTTGTCGGATGTATCGTTTAAAAAGTCCTCGATAACCTGCGCGAGTTGCTGAATAGGTGCGATTGTTTCGTTAATCGCTTCAACTAATTTATCTTTGTTATCGATCCATGGCTGCCAGGCAAGATACATTTTATCGCGCTCGTATCGTGCAAAAATTTCTACAGCCAAGCCGCCTAAAGATGCAAAAATTCCGATAAGATTTCCTGTCAAATCCTGCGCTGTTTGTGTGCCAAACGTTTTTGCAAATACTTCGGCTATCGTTTTTGCGATAAGTCCGAATTCATCTGCAATTTCTGCTCCGACGTTGAAAACGTCAACCAAAAATTTCTTGATTCTATCTTTATTTCTGCTCAGATAGCTTTCAAAACCGCCTACAAGATTAACAGCCAGTGTAAGGCCTACGCTTGCTATTGATCCGGCCACGACCCCGAGATTATAGATTACAGATTCTGCAAAGCGTTTCGCAGCTCCTACTACTTCCGGGTCCGTGAAGATCTCAGCAAGATTCCTTTTGATGGATGCCAGATCCTTTTTCAGTTCTGCAAGCTGCGGTTTGTAATCTCCAAGGCCATCCCAGAAGCCGGACATAAACAGGTCTTTAATCTTTTTCAGTAAATCAAAAACTTTCTGCAGATTATCCAGAAAAGCGTTAGGGATCTGCTCTTCCGTGAACATCGGTGCACTGCCTGTTCCTCCTCCACCGCCGCCAGCTCCCGGGGATTTGCCGCCACCGCCGCTGCCGGAACCGCTGTCGCTTTTCGAATCCATCTTGTTCAGATCATCGAGAGGGGAAAGGTATTTTTCCGTTGCTTCTGCGGCCGCATCTGCCGCATCTGCCGCGTCGTTGGTTGCGTCCGCTACATCTTCCGCACTCGATGCCGTATCGCTTAGAGATGCCGCGTAATCCTTCTGAACAGCTAATGCTCGAGTATATGTTTTCTTACCAGACAGCATCGAAAAGAACATGCTTACGTAAGTTGCCGCGGTGCTAAGCATGTCGATGAATTTTGACAGAATCGGTGCAATCGCTGTAAGAATCGGCGCAAATGCTGTCGCAAGACTGTTTTTGAGCCGTTCCAAGCTGCCCCACAACATAGAGATAGCCGAGTTGGTTGAGCCGGATTCCTGCGCCAAATTTGACATTCCAGCCACAACCGCGCTTCTCAGCTTATTGAAAAGAACGAATAATGAGCGGATGCCTAGACCGTATTTTAGCAACGTCATAATTCCGTTTTTGGCATTTCCTGCAGCACTTCCGGTCTCTTTCAGAGAATTTGCGGCTTTCTTTCCACTGTCAGCAATTTTTTCGTTGGATTTTGCCAACTTTGACGCGTTGTCTGATGCGTTTTTAGTCGCTGAATTATTCGCCGAGTTTGAATAGCTGTCAATGCTGTCTTTTACGTCATCATAAGAGGTTTTTAACCGGTCATTGATACTGGCCAGCTTTTCTTCTTGCTGCGCCAACTTTTCCATTGCTGCAGTTGCTTCTTTTACTGGCTCGGTTTTGATTACATCAGTACCAAATTTTTCCTTTTCGCGCATTTTCGCTTCTACTGCACTATATTTTTCATACAGAAGATCGAGATTTTCTAAGGTGCTTTTAATTTCTTCATCATTAATTCCACCAGTATTTGACGCACGCAATTCGTCCCATTTTGCTTTTGTCACATCAATTTCTTGACTTAATGACTCAAGCTCAGATTCAAGTTCTTTGTATTTGTAAGTCGGAGTTTCACCGCCCAACGCCGAAGAAAACGCTTCTCCGTTTCGCTCCAATTCTTGTAATTCTTTGTTTGCATCATCAATTGTTTTTGCGAGCTGGTCAATATCATACTGATAGCTCTTATACTTTTTGCTGTCCTCGCTTCCGCCAAGTGCCACAAATTTTTCCTGCGCATAGATGAGTTTGTCCATCTGCGTCTTAGCAGACTCTATCTGCGCCTGGATCTCTTTGTATTCGTCGGTCGGTATCTGCTGTTTTCCGAGTTCAGCAACCTTTTCTTTGAGCTGTTCGACTATTTTTTCTTGTTCTCTATACTGATCGTTCAGCTTCGAGAACGCATTCGCCTGTTTGTTGAGTGATGCTTTGGCCTTGTCTCCAAGACCATTAATAGACGAGATACATTGCCGCACATTCGCTTCCAGCTCCTTACTGCCAGCTTTTGCGCCGTTGGTGTCAATCTCCGTATCAATGATGATATAGCCGTCAGCCTGTCCCGCCATGCGTTTTTCCTTCCTACCGTGTAACTTTTAACGGTTTGTGCCGGTGCTTCGTATGCTCCGGCAGTTATTTTGATATTCCGAAAAGCTCTCTAAGAGCTGCTTTTTCTTCTTCGCTTCTCTGACCGCTTGCCGATTTCAGATCGATGATAGCCTTGTTATCTCTGTAATATTCCTGTTCCCACTTGTCCAGTTTCTTTCCTTTGGCTTTTTTATCTCGGATACTTACCACGGTCGCAAACGTGCCTTCCCCGATCTCCATGTAGAATGCAAAAAAAGTCCACCAGTGCAGATACTTCTGATCTCGCACATCTTTTCCGGCAACCTTATTGATAGACGGTATAATAATGGTTGCATCCTGTATCCAGTCCATCAATTTCGGTCTTTTCCGCTTTGTATCCTCAGAAAATCCGCAGTCAATAAATTCACATGCTTTTTCCGCAGCTTCTTCCCATTCGGCGGGTTTCATATCGTCAAAATCAATATAGAGGATGGCTAACATGCTTATGACCTGTTCCGCCTTTTTTTCGTCCTCGGTCATATCTGGATCGAAAATTTCGGGATCGTTCATGCATTGCAAAATATCCAATACCACTCGGTAATCTGAGCGTATTGGATATTCTTTGCCTGCAACGTTGAGCGATGTCGGAAGGCTCCACGCGTCCATTATTTACGATATTTAGCAACGTATTTATTCATACGTGTTCGAACTTTTTTCGCTCGGTGTTCGGTCTCTGTCTCGATCACGCGGCCGATAGCGTCAACAACTTCTTCGAAAAACAGCTTTCCAGAAGCAAGTGGAGAGAACGGGCCTAAGATGCTGAAAAATGATTCTTTCGAATCCGATCCGATCAGATAGGAAAGCTCATCAGCAACCATGTTTTCAACCTTTTTGATGTCCGCCGGTTCGTTTTCAGGCGCTGAAAAGCTGTTCAGATGCTCTACAACCTCATCATATCGTGAGATAAGATTGGTGTCGGACGGTCGAAAATCAAATTTCCCGTATACATGGCCCTGCTTATTTTTGATATAATAAGTTTTTAAGCCATCGTCAATAATGATATCGTTACTCTGCGGTTTTACGAGTTTGTTGCTCATTGGAAAGCTCCTTTCTATTCGTGTGTGATCTTACGCCAGGGATGTGCTTTTATCGGAAGCTGGCGCTGCGCCCTCATTAAATTCCGGAGTTCCGGTTTTAAGAGAAGCTGCGCTTACGTATCCTTTTGTGAATTTGCCATCCTCAGAAACAGCGAACGGGATATTGAGACCTGCAGTATCGCCGCCGTAAGACTGCGGTTTTACGATGACCTCACGCACGTACGCAAGATGATTGGTCGCCGCTGTGTCCTCCACGATGACCTCCAGCATAAGGGTTTTACAGGCATCGCCTTTTTTACGTTCAAGGGCGATATCTCGCAGTACCGGATACAGTTTGTTATCCGGGTCAGCATAGAACGGATCAGCGTCCATAGACGGCTCATATCCGTTGTCTCTCGTTTTGGTCTGGCCGAGAATATTTTTGGTTGTTTCGGTGTCCGGGTTAAGCTCTACGGACATATCCTCGATGTCATCACCTACCAGCACCCAGCTTGCGGATGCCACGACTCTCTTGAATGTCGAATCAAGGTAAGTGGCCATTGCTTCACGCTCAAGTTTTGACATGTTTTTTCCTTTCTACCGCGTAACTTTTCGCGGTCAGCGGCTGCCGAATCGGTGCCGGTATGATTATTTTTTGAATTTCTTTCGATATTTTAATGACATGCTGATAACCCAATCCTCCACTTTGTTTTCTGCCACCGTATCAAGATAAGATGGCGTAAGGCGGGCTATAGATTCAATAACTCTTCCTTCTGTAAGTGTCGGGTAAGATTCCAGATGATATTCTTTCCCATCCACCTGCACAGGCTGTTTTTCCAGCCATTTTCCGAGAGTGTCAAGAAATTCTTTGATTTCTGTCTTAATTCCCGGCGTTGTAGGTGCTGAGCGATACACGATGTAAAACGGATAGTTGCAAAGCTGATCCACAATTCCTGTGATGTATTTCTTTTCAGAAGCAACCACAGCTCCACTCACTGGATAGAATGCAATCCCTTCATCCTCTTTGAGCGACGAAAACTTGATCTTTTCGGTCGGCTGAAGTCCGGGGAAAGTGTTCAGAACTGTTTCCAGCGCTTTCGTTACGATGTCGTATCCGTCCACATCGTATGTAACAGGTTTTTTAACCTCCTCCGGCACGTTTCTTCACTCCCTTCACCCATTGCTTTCCGTGTGCCGACTTTGCCGCGTCAAACCAGTGATCCGTTGCGGACGGATGCGCCGTTTTATCAAATTTCAGCGGTGTGTCAGTAACTACCTTTTTTGCTCCTGGTCTCGCCCACGCTGAGCGCGTTTCCGGATCAACCATAAGCTTTCCTTCGTATAAGAAACGACCGTACGGTGGAGCGCCTGCACACACCTTTCCAGTGCCTTGCATGGATGCGCTACGCACTCTGGTGGTGTCTACCATGATTCCGTCTCGAAATGGCATGTACGGAATCATATCGTTCATAACCTGCCCGTCAAGCCAAAACTGAGCTTCCCGGAATTGCTTATCGAATCTCGTAAGGTCTACTTGCACCTTAACGTGTCCATTCACAACCGAAAAACTGGGGAAATGCTTTGTATTACTCATCATCTTCCCCCTATCTCAAAATGAGGAATAAGCCTGTACGGACCGCCTACATTGCTGATGGAAAACACATTATCGTATTTTTTATTCATGTAGTCATAGAATCCGCGGTCTACTCTGCTTGTGTATTCCGCGTCTTTCACCACGCCGTACATCTGCCGTTCAACGATGGTGGCAATCGGCCTTTTCTCGTGATCCTGCACGTATGCTCCGTTATGATCGATAAGATAAGCCTGTTCTTTCTTGACGCAGTAATCGCCAAGCACGAAAAAATCTTCGTTAGCGAAAGTGATTGTTCCCGGAAGTTCTTCGTTTGTTTGAGCTTTCCAGGCTTTCGGTGATAACCATTTCTTTCCCTGCACCATAATAGTGCCGTTATCTGGCGTATATGCCACGTGCAGACTGGCTGTATCGGCGCTGTCAATGCCGGTTCGGACAATATTTGCGACCTTATCCGTGATAAGATCCACATACTGCAGCACGGTCGGATACCAGAATACATTCCCGGTTTGATCTTCGTACCGATTGAAAAGAGTTATGGTTTCATCATACATGGTTTCACCTACTTCTTATTCTTTACAAGCGCCGTCTCATATTGACCGCTAAAACGTGATTTTCCATTCGAGTACCACGTATAGCCTTTGGGATTCGTAAGAGCATTTTCTACGGGTTTCCAGCCTTTAGGGGGGGTATTGAAGCGTTTTACCGTCTTACCGTTTACAGTTTTCATCATTCCACTGTTGCTACCTCTTCCACCCATCATTTTCTCCTTCTGGCTCCCCTGTTATAATTCCGTTCTGCTCTGGTATCTTTTTTTGCAGTACGGTTAAATTCGTTCCGATTTAGAAAATCATTCGTTTCTTTTCTGTCCTTTTTGTAATTTTCCAAATCTTTACGCCACTCAGAAGCCAAAATGTTTCTTGTCGTAGCCCCGTTAGATTCCGCACGCTCGCGAAATTCTCGTTGCGACATATTAAGCGGCGTAGGTTGCTCCATTCCACCAATTCCACGTTTATAGTAATTAATACCATTTTCTCGTGTAAAATAATACCGCGTTGTCTCGCCGTTTATTGTAACGTCCATGCCACGCTCTCGGTGGGGCATGGGTAATCTGCTGCTTGCTCCTCTTCCGCCCATCTCACAACCTCACTCCTGCATACAGGACCGGAACGCCGTCATCCGTCATAACGCCCTGTAGATTTTCAAGAATAATCTGTGTCACGAGCACGTTTTCTACCTTTTTGTCCATCGCCGCTTGTCCGTAGACGCTGGAATTTGTACCGCTGGTTCCGGTCACGTAGGAGATGCTTTCACTGCCGGAAGAAATCGAAGAAACGGCCTTATTGATGACCGTTCCATCTTCTCTCTTTACGGTTCCTACTGTTTCCATCGCGGCATTTTTTACGGTGTCGATCTGAAAAAGCGCATCCGCCAGTGTACAGACCGCTTTCTTGATCTTTTTCTGTGCCCGTTCGTTTTCCGGCAGCCCGTCTGCAAGCCGGTCGAATGTCAAAATATCGATTCGATCACTTGCCCGCTCGGCGTACCGCGGAAAGTCGGATTCTGGCACGGTATCGCCGAAATATGAAGTTGTGTAAAATTCATAATCTGCATAAGCCATGCCAGATACCTCCGTCAACCGTTGGACTTAATCAGTCCCATACGGATGTTTTTGTGATTGAATGCAAGTGACCAGTTCGCTTTTGCTCCGAGTTCCGCATTGGTCGGGGATTCTTTTGTGATTCTGTTTGCATTGATTGAGAATCCGTTCGGATGCAGCACGTAGCCCTGTTTTGTGTACAACTTACGAATACCGGCTTTGGTTTCCGGATCGTAGTCTGCATAGTACGGGTCCTCGTAGTTGGTTTTATCGCAGGTGAGCACCGTTCCAGATCCGATCATATAGCTCTTATAGATCGGAACGTCTGTAGATGTGTCTACCGTGAAACGATCAGATACAACTGGAATGAATCCGCCGATCGTCGGAAGCTCAACATCTCGCTCGATAGCATTGGTGATCGTGTACTTGTTGTAATCAACCAGCCCCATAGCCTTGTAACGAGCGTAGATGTAAGAGTTAAGGACCAGCAGACCCATGTTCTCGTCTGCGTCTCCAACTGCTTTCTGCTGCGCGAAAATCAGTGTTGTATCATTGATTTTGTTTGCATCGGTTACGGTTGTAACCCCAGAAGATGCCGTCGCCGAAAGATCCGTAACATGATCTTTCATACCGTCCAGTGAAAGAACTGCATCAACAATAGCCATGAGATCACGGGTTCTTACCTGCCGATAGAATCCAGCAACTGAATTCGCAACGTGCGTCATCGGGTCAGCGCCGGTCAGCTCTTTTGTGAAATCCTGGGATTTCCATGCTTTCATACGCTGGGTCAGCATACAAGTCTGTTTCTTTCCACTGATCTCTGTCGGGGTGTTGTCGGTTTCACCATCATTGTTGAGCGCGTGAGATTCATCCTCATCAATCGGAACATAGAACGGAAGTGTTGCAACGTTTCCTTTTGTTCCGATCAGATCCATGATCGTCTGATCCTGTACAAGGATTCCAGACGCTAAGATTCGGTCATTCCAGGTCGGCTGCTCGCTCATGTAGTCGGAGAACACCTCCGGATCAAATGAAAAGCCGCCAAAAGTACCAGTTCTTGGCATTGTGTTTCCTTTCTACCGCGTAACTTTTTGCGGTCAAGCGTTATCGCGTGATAACGGTGTTATTTCGAGAGTGCTTCGTACAGCTCGGGATCTTCTTCTCTTAATTTGAGTCTTTCATCAAGATTCATTTTGCGGAAAGTTTCTTTCGTAATCTCGCCGCCATTGCCGCCGGTTGTAGGCTGTGTGAACTTGGCTGCATTGCTCTTTGCCTTTTTGGTTCCGGCATCCGCGAAAATCCCTGCTTTCTGTTTTCCGTCCTTGTCGGTAATCATCTCTGTGAAGATATCCGAAATAGACTTTCCTTTTGCAGAATCAGCATCCAGCGCTTTTGTAAGCTCTGCGCGGTAGTAGTCGGCAGTAATATCGTTCAAAAACTCGTATTTCTTCGCTCCCTTTTCGTTTGTAGCCGTCAAGAAATCATTTACCTGTTTTTCGACTTCTGCCTTTCTGGCATCTGCTGCCCGTCCAGCTTTCTCTTCGTTGAGCTGTGTGGTGAGGGTTGTAACTTTCGTCTGTAATTCTTCGACGTTCACATCTTTGAATCCCTCCAGCTCTTTCTGCACATCGTCCAGCGAGTTCTTGTACTCATCACGCTTTGTAACTACCTTGTCATAATCTGATTTGGTCCGATAGTTTTCTTCCATCTTCTTTTTCAGATCTGCTTTTTTGTCTTCCGGAATCTCGATTTCGAGTTCTGAAAGAATTGCTTCGTAATTCTGCATTTTCTATCCTCCTAAACGTTGTTTTTAACTGCCCGTCGGCAGTAATGGATTTAGGCAGATCAACCTCTGCCGGGGTAATGGGAAAATAGGATTCGAACCTATCAAGCAGTCCAAAGATCCAGCATCTTATGGCAGAATCAAGGGGGATGATGCCAGTTTTCCATTACTGTTTCCCAATTGTGTAATTCATAGTAATAAGAAACACGCCGCGTTTTCAGAAAGGCTTGAGGAACGGAAAACGCGGCATATTTCAGACACGTTCCGAGCCTTGTGCAGGCTCTTAACAGGATCCCCTAGAACGTCGAAAGGAGGTGAATTGAACATCAAAATGACTTACAAGCCCATCCCAACTTCTTTTCACTCTCCTATCATACTATATTCAATGTTTTTCGTTGTACCCATCTTGTCATCACGAATCAGCAAGCTTTCGTATCTGCTGCATGATAGCCTGTCTTTCGTCGCGAAAATCCGCATCAAGAATCATCGCCTGTAACATATCGAACACCTCAACCATCAGGCGGCCGACGGAATCCATAAGCTTATCTTTGTGCGCCGCGTCTCCGTGTTCCTGGTACGCCATTTTTGCCGCAATGTACTCGTCATACAGCGCGTCAATATTCTTATCGTATTTTCCATTGCTGTACTTCTTAATCAGCGTTTCTGACGCGTCCATCATGGCCGCAGGAATGCTCTCACACTCCATTTTTCGCATATTGCATAACGTGGTCGTGATTTTGAACATTGCGTCAAGGTTATCTGTCGTGAGTTTCTGCATCGCAGATTCTTTTTCTCTTTCCAACTGCTTTTCCAGCACTTCTTTCACGTTTCCCATCATTCAACCTCGATTCCTTTCATGCGTTTTTTGTATTTTTCGTTCAATTCTTTCTGCGACTCAGTGATATGGACCATATCATAGCCGGTCGAGATCAGATCAAGAATAATTTTGTCAACCTCTTTCAATTCATCGCCCACATCATCTATCAGCGAAGCTACAAGCATGAAATCTTCCACATTTCCTTTTTCAAGTAGCATTGCGGCATAGCTCTGATATACCGCTTTTGTCTCCTCTTCCCATTCGCGATAGGCGGAAAATCCATCCTCTACGGCTTTCTGCTTAGTGCCTTTTCCGACGGAAATGCTTTTTGCGGCATACCATCCGTCCGGAATCATTTTAACCTCGCCAGAAAACGCATCTGGAATAATTTTCCCGTGCCGTTCGATGTAATATCGGCACACCTTACGGCGCTCAAGGCTTTCTGCGATGTGCTGGTACTCATGTATCCGTTTATAACCTTTCAGCCCGAGAAAATCGAAATAATCTGCCATCTGGCCGTGCATCATGATAGCTGCCACGAAGCGGCTGTTGATTTCCGAAAAAATAGCATCCGCATCTGTTACGTCTGTTTTGCTTCGGAAAGTAATCATGATTCGTCACCCCCTACGCAACTTTTTTGATGATGAGGTTCGCGTCTTTTACCAGGACTTCGGTTGTAGAAATATTTCCGACTGATACAGTAAGGCTTGTTCCTGCCGGTACAGGGATCAGCGTGTCCGCGCTCACGTTCTGATAAGTGTTCGCCGTAACCACGGTATAGTCCATCTCTGTTCCTCCAACCGCTTCTCCGTTCAGTTTCAGCGTAAGCACGGTCGCGCCTGCTGCCGCCGCTGTTACGTTTCCATTGAACTGTAATTCTACTGCGATCGGAAGGTTCGTCCGATTCGTGATTGTGAAAATTCCGCTTCCCTCGATGTGGTTCAGCCATCCGCTGGAGCATCCACAACGACGGGATTTTACGCGGGTATTGGTAAATACAACATTCTGTCCTACCGCTACTGTCTGTTCTGTTTTTGCAATTACATTTAGCATAATTTCTCTCCTTTTTTGAAATGAAACAGGGGCAAGCTCCGCGCCTACCCCTGCAATTTTGCACAACTACTATTTCGTAGATTTGGAATCTTCCAACATGCTGATTATTTTATTTTGGTTTTCGATGATCCGGTCAAGGTACTTTCTGTCCTGTTCCTGCAGGTGTTTTGCGATATCCGCATTGCTCGCCTGCGATAGGTCGCTCTGATAATTCATCGCCTGCAGGAATACACCGAACAGGTTCAGAAGATCGAGCGCGGACAGCTCGCTTGTGCTCATCACAGCACGTTACCGCCATTTCCGCAACATCCGCCGTATCCGGTCATGTTGTACGCGAAATACGGGGAACATGTAAGATAAGCCGGTGTAGGTGTCGGGCGTACCGCATCAATGATTGTACGGGTCTGCGAAACCTGTGAAATCTGATTGTACGCGTTCTGCAGATCGCGGTCACGGTCTGACAGCTTATCCCTGAGTGCCTGGATGGTGTTTTCCTGCATCATCTGTCTGGTTGCGTTTCCGTCGGCCAGAATGCTCTCTTTGATGTCACAGCAACACTGTGCCATCTGAGCCTGCATATTCTGTGCCATGAGTGCCGCATCATATCGGCTCTGCAGGATCTCTTTCTGTGTTTCACAGCAACAATTCTGCTGTGCCGCCTGCACCTGCTGTAAGCCGAGCTGATTGGTATACCGGTTTTCCAGTACGTCTCTCTGCGTCTGGCAAGCTGTGTTGGAAACGTTCTGATTGGTATTGAAAATGTCACGTTTGACAAATTCATCAGAAATGAAATTGTCCTGCACGCCAGTCTCAACGCCGCCACGGTTCCATCCGCCCATCATCGGGAACAGAAATGCCAGCAGAATAATCCAGATCCACCAGCAGCCACCGCCCCAGTCATCGTCATTGTTTCTCGTTACGGCTGCTACATCAGCCGCGCTAAGTCCCATTGTTCCATCTGTCATGGTTCTTTCTCCTTATCCTTCTATTTATTAAGGCTGTGCACCGCCCTAATATCTTATTTCATCAGCCCGGAGAACTGCCCCGGGTCCATCCCGTTCTGTCTGCACATTTCCTCGAATACCTGCTTCGGGTTCTTTCCCTTGCACATATCCATAGCCTTTTTAACATTCGGATTTGTCTGCGCCATCTGTTCTACTGCGGCCTGCGGGTTGCCCGCCTGTTTGAGCTTATTGATCATCTGCATAGCCTGCATCATCGCGCCCATCGGGTTGTTACCGCCGCCCATATTGCCTATCATGCTCATTAATGGATTCATACGGGTTCCTCCTTATTCTCCGGCTTTTCGCCTAATCGCGTCAGCAGAGCGTCAAATTCCTGCCGCGTAACGTATTCTTGTCTTTCTTCTTTCGTCTGGCTCTGTGCCGGGTTTAGGGCTTCTGGCGAGATCTCGGCGAACTGAAACACCTTGAAAGTCGCGCTTCCCATGCCGTCCACAGACTTAACGTAGAACACAGGGCTGTTGTTGTCCATCATCCAGGCAGTGTGTCCAGGCTGGACAATCTGATTTCTTGCGCCCTCGATGCCTGCAACCTGTATCCAATTTACGTTGCTAGTCGGTGCCTGCGGCTGTTGCTGACTCTGTGGTGCATACATGCTCATCTGCTGGTTTCTCGCCTGTTCCAATTGATTGATTCTCTGCTGAAGCATTGCCTGTTCGTTCGCAAATGCCTGCGGGTCAATATACGGATACATATTCATCCCTCCGTTCTCTTTCTACTCATATTTTAGGCGCAAAAAAAGGACTCTGACAGTTCGTCAAAGTCCCATGAAATGCTTAAAAAAGTATCATCAGCATACTTTAATGATTTTGGTGTTTACGTTTCTGCTGATCCGTTTGGCAGTAGAAACAGAAATGTTCATTAGTTCCGCACACTTTTCGAGCGGAATATTCCTACTCCGATAATCAAAAAGTGTACGTTCGTCACGCGTAAAATTACAATACGTGCGAAAATATTCCAGCTCCGGTACTGTGAATTCATACACTTTCAAGATAAGCCCTCTTAATTTTTCTTGTCGGTCATCGCATTTACAAGTTCTTCCCTCGTTTTTTTTAATCCCTCGATGTTGTTCCCTGTAATCTTATTTTCGATCAGGTTGAACATACTCCTCATTATCAGATTCATATCATCTCGTTGGGTGCGGATAGAGGTATAATCTTTCTCAAGTTTTGACTTGATATCCTTGATATCCTCCTCTATTGTCTGCATCCTCTTTTCCAGATCCCTCTCGGGCTTTTTGAATTTCTTCCATGCTCCGGTCAGAACCACAATCGCGCCACCTACTGTAGTTATCCAGCCGCAGAGAATCATGATTTGATTAATCGTCTCAATCATCTGCTTTTTCCTTTTTGCGTTTTTGATATCGCCGTGCATCCGCTGCGGCTCTTGCTGCCTGTTTTCGGTTCCAATGGGCTATTTTCAATCGCTCATCATAAGGGCGCAGGTTGTTGTCTTCGCAAAACTTGCGATATGCTTTATTTTGCTTACTAAGCAAATTAGCTTTTTGCTCTGTTCTACTTTGCAATTTGCTTTTCGTCTCGTCATCGCTTGCGTTGTCTATAGCATATTGCAAAGTTTGAATTTGCCTTTTGCTGTTTCGTATTCTGCGCTCCAACAATCGTTGCCGCTTCTGTGCTTCTTCAACCTTACGATTATCTGCGTATGAGATGTTCTTAGCGTCAAATGGGTTGTTCTTTCCGTCTCCCGATCCGAAACTATGACGGCAATTCCAGCCGCCCAGTCCCTCGCCGGTGCCGTATCCGGTCACCTCGTAGAAATTCGGGTATTTCTTGTTTTTTCCGGTTCGGGAATAGAATCGTCCTTGCCACCAAAGATGATTTCCCGGGTTCTGCCCGCCGTCTCCCGTTCGTGCGCCTACATGAGCAGAAACAAGAATAATATCCCAGTCCATCTCCTCCATCCGCGTTTCTGATACATCGCACGCCGCCTGCGCTATACCGGTGCGTACGATGGTCATGGTCGCAGATTCAAGGCTCTGCCGGTATCCTGTCGGGTACTTGACTGTCAGCCCCTCCTCGGACACTTTCTCGATCAGATCAGCCACCACAGCGCCGTAAGACTCTCCGCCGCTCAGAACCCTGTGATAGGCGCTGTCAAGCTCGTTGATAAAAAGTCTCTGCGCTTCTTCTGCGGTCGTCCGGGTGAAGTTCCGCCATGTGCCCGCGGTCGCCTTATAGTCTCTTTCCAGTACGCGCATCAGTGTGGGGGAAAGAAGAAGCGGCGTAGGTACCAGCCCAGCCGCCTTATATACCGCGTCGTCCCACTTGAGCGTCTGTATTCCCGCGTCAACGCAGGCTGATTTGATCTCTGATAGCTGCTGATTGGTCGCCTTTGCTATCTCTTTCTGGATATCTTCCAGCAGATAGCCAGCTTCCTGCAGTGCTTCGATTCTCCACTTGTCCGCCGCCGTCAGCATGTAGTTTTCGCCGCGTTCCATGCGTGTTAAAATCGCCTTGACGATCTTCCGCATGATCCGGTTGTGTAAATCCTCTGTGATGGCTTCTGCGCCCTCTGCCGCGTGCTGCAGATACTCCGGGGTAAGCATGTCTTATTCCTCTTTCTGTGCCTGTTTGATAATCTGGTTCGCGCCTGTGCTCGCAAGTCCGCTGACGATGCCGACAGCTACCGCATTAAGCACGTCATGCGCCGGAAAGTCCGGGATTGTGTACATACCAACAACGCCAAGCACCGCTCCCGCCAATCCTACTGCGCACGGAATCCACTTGTTGCTAATATCCGTTGCTTTCATCACAATGCCTACCAGATAGCAGACTACTGTGATGCAGACTACTGTTGCTACTCCACTCATATCCATGTTATCATTCCTCCTTATATTTGCTGTCAAAAAGCTCTTCCTCTTTCGGAGTGGCTTCTTCGACCATTGCCTTTGCGTCTTCTTCCGAGAATCCCTCGAACTTGACGAAATACATCCACGCCGGTACCTTACCGGCAGTCACATAACCCCACCAGCGTGCACGGTCCTCTTCGCGGTTGTACGTAATATCTCCGAAATCATACGTTACTTCGTATTCCCCTGCCGGACTCTCGCCGTACAGATCCGCATAGACACTCAACGCGTAATAGACGGCATCCATGCACTTCTCGAGCTGATCCCGCACATCCTTGATGTATTGGATCGTCCGCCGGTCATCGGATTCAACCTGCGTTGCTGTTACCATACCGGTTTTTTGGTCGAACACGAAATAGCCGTTGGAGAATCCAGCCTTATAGCCGATCTGCGACAATAACGCATTGATTCCCTTAACCCTCACTTCTGTGTTGAGTGTCGGGTTGATTTCCTGGTAGAAAGAATCCGGCCCCTCGCCGTAGACGTTTCGAACGTACTTCGGCAAGTTCTTTGTTGCGGCAGCTCCCGGGTTCACCTTATTAACCGGAGTGCCAGCCGGAGACAATAACCGATCATCTGCCAGAACGATTCGTTCACTGTCGTGGATTTCTCCGGTCATGCGGGAATACGCAATATCAAGATCTTTCAGTTCTTCTAGCGCTTCTGCATATACCGGCAGGCCGAGCGGTGTTGATTTGTCCACGTTGTTCGCTTGCGGTGTCACGAATACGCCAAACATCGGGCCATCCAGGCTTTCTCCGTTCGCTTTCAGAATCGGCGGGGAGTCTGCCATAAGCTCAGACCATTTCGTATCTTTCAGTGCCACAGGATCGCCGATTGAATCGGGAGATTTCGACCGATACGCCCGGTTGGAAATATAGTAAGGGCGTACTGTTTCCTCGCCCTGCTTCTCTTCTGCAAATCGGTGATATTCCAGCCGCGTGTAGTACCATTTTCCTTGCGTGTACGTATCTTTGAATATCATTCCGGTGATATTCTGGTTATCATAATCGGTTATAAGCACTTCATCCGGCGTGAATACATCCAGTGTCTTCCCGTTCGGCTTGATGACTACCGTTCCATACGCACAGCCATATTCCACCCATTTTCGGATACTGAAAAACACTGCATCCGTCTGTTGCTGCAGCCACTCCGCCCTTGCTGATCCCTCGATTGTGATTTTAATTGCTAGCGTCGCAAGCCGCGCTGTTTCGGAGCTTAACGATTTTGCAAAATTAATTGTTCGGATGCCGTTTTTTACATCTTTCCACGGCGGTTCTCCGGAATAAACAGCAGCGCATTTTTTAATTACCGTATCCATTACCGGGGATTCGATCGTATCAACGTTAAACGCCTGCTCCGCTTCGCTTCGAAAAAACATGCTTAGCCACCTCTTAATAGTTGTTATCAGTCCCATTCCTAGCCCTCTGTCACTTTTCTGCCGCACATCGGGCAGTAATTGACGTTATGCGGCGTTCCCTCGATGCTCCCCGCCGCTCTTGTCTCGACCATCGTCTTACGGATCAGCTTGCACTGATAGATGTACCGTGCACGCTGATCGAATCTTTCTAAGGTTTTCCAGTTTTTCAGCTCATCGCAAAATTCGCACATTATGCACTATACCCCCTGCGCATTGATATTGGAGACGTAGCATACCTGAGAGAATCTATCCAGTGATCGTCACCGTCTGGATAGTCCGCTATCACTTCTCCATTTGCGTCAATTTCATGTTCGTAATTGATGATTTCTTTATATGCTCGTGGTGTCCGTGCCGGATCAATAACAAGCGTTCTGCACTGGAGCCATTCGAAAGTATATTTTCGGCTACCCGGAGTAACAAGCGCTCTTCTGGCCGGAAGTCCTGCATCTCGGAAGTCTACTATGCTTTCCTCTTCGTCTACACCACAGTATATAGAATAATCATCATAGCTCTTATCTTTGATCTGCTTCGCCATGGCGGCATTTCTGATCTTACATCCGCCCAGTTCGTCAAGCAGATACACTTTTTCTTGATTAGGCACATAAGCCGCCCGAATAAAAGCTTTCGGATCCGGATACCAACCCCAGTCTTGTCCCTGGTAAATAGACTGGAATTTCTGTATTTCCTCGTCCGTAATGGTTCGGATCTCAAGAAGCTCAAATATATTCGTTCCAAGTCCAACCGGAATGCCAAGATACTCATGCTTATACGCGCGCTCATTGGTCTTTTTAAGGTGTTCTGCATCGTCGATGAACTGCTGTCCAAGCCAGTCCACAGGAACACTTGTATAGTCGCTCTTGTGCCTGTAACTATCCTCTCTCGGCTCTTCAACGTATACGTTCGCCCAGTTGCTCCGGCTGATCGGCGGATTGAACGTCTTGAATACAACGAACTTATCGCCACCACGCAGTACGGATTGCTGTACGGTTCGGATTTCTTCGATTCCGGCGAACTCGTCAAGTTCCTCAAACCACAGATATTTAAACCATCCGCGGCTTGCCTTGATTGATTTCGTTTTCTTTGCCTTATCCAGCCCGCGAAAGATGATCTTCTGTCCGGTCGGCTTATAAGTGTACTGCATCGGGCTTACACTCGCCGACCAAAGATCATTCGCACCAAGTGCATCAATTCCCCATGCGATCTGCTCAAACACCGATTCTCGCAGGGTATTTCCAACTTTTCGGAATATCACAGCATTTGTATGCTCTCCTTTTTCCGCGTCCATCATCATCCCGAGCGGAATTTCAACACTTACAAATGATGACTTTGTGGATCCGCGTCCTCCGTACAGGTCATAATAAGTGTGGTTGCCGTCAAGAATATCCCAATGGACAGCATAGAAAGCAGGTGCGATGATGTCAGTTAGATTTACTGCGTTTACGCTGCTTTCCATTCTTTCCCTCCGGGCGTGGAATATTGTTGATGATCGTAATGCCCTCGCCGCCTGCTTTCGTTTTCTCGGTCAGCTCAATTCGCTTCATAAGCTCCCGTCCTGCCGCCATTCTGGTATCAATAGACACTTCAAGCCCAAACTGATCCTTTATTTCACCTCGCATAACCGAAGTATAAAATTCCTGTATTTCCTTGATAGTTGCGACCTTTTCGCTCTCTACTTGCTCTTCCAGATGGCGTAAATACTCTCTAACATTCGGCTTTTTTAAGTTCTCGCTTGCCATTTGCGGTGCTGTCTTTTCAGAATACCCCGCTTTTCTTGCCGCTTCCGCCTTATTCCCGCATTCCATCAGCTCATGGCAAAAATCTTTTTGTTTTTTTGTTACGCTCATCTAATCACCTCTGTCTATTGCCATTCTTGCAGTGCCCTCCACATATCTACCAGACAGTTCAGCAAATCGAGCTGTGATGCTGTTCTGATGATCTGATAGTCCATTTGTTTCCATACACCAGCTTTTCCGAGAAAATCAACAGGGGTTGACAGTATATACATGGTTATCATCCTCTCTTGCTCCTTTGAATAGAACTGTGTTGTCCCTATCTTCACGATTTGCCCGTTCTTCACCAGCGCGCGTTGCAATTTTTTAATGATCGCATTTAGGTTTGCCATAATGTCCTCCCCGTCCTACCGATCAGTCTTTCTTTACCCAGCTCTTTGTTTTTCCGTCCCACCGAATACCTTTTTCTTTCAGTGTTCCGCGTAAATTGTAGGTTTGCCCGGATACGCTGCTTACCTTATCCCAATTGATTCCATAACTCTCAACTCCTCGAGAATCATGCCAGCTCACAATACCATGCTTAATCTTATACGTTACGTCCTTGGTGTTTGCTTTCGGGTTACTATTATCAAACGTTCCAGATGCTTTTACAATCTCAATTCCACCTTTATCGTTCTTTCTCTCCACAGCTTCAAAGACGGCATCTCCATAATGTGCTCCGTAGATTGAATTTCTGCGGTAATAGGTCGTAATCGTCTGCTCTTTTGCTTTCGGGTCCAACGCGGATTGGCTTTTCCTGCCTATTCCACTTGCCCCCCTCGTCCGCCCAACTAGATTCCCTCCTTCTTGTATCTCTCCTGGAATGCCGCGACCTTTTCCACGTCCCACTCCAGTTCTTCCGGAACTTTCCCGAAGAAGATCACATGCTCCGGTGATAATCGTTTCATCATTTCTTCATATCCCCGCAGGAATGCCGCTTTTTTCGCCTTGCTGTTCTGCGTTCCCACACTGGATACTGCCACCACGCTTCCCACCGGCTCGCCATCAAAGCACCACTCGAACGAGCTTTCATCGCTCCATGCGATCGTAGGTATTACACGCAGTCCATTTATCTGCATATATGCCGCGCACCAGTGTTTTCTGTAATGGTTGTAAATCTGCATGGCTTTCGGAAAGTCCGTGTACATGCTGAAATCCGGTGAAAGCACGTAGTCATAGTCTCTCAGTACCTCAATATACCTGTCCGGGTTGTTCCATACCCGTTCGAACTGGTAGTCATCCAAGAAGAAATGCACGCTCTTCCCGGCTCGCCTCGCAGTGCTCGCAGCGTAATTGAATCCGATCCACTCGCACTTCTTGTACTGCTCTGGCATAATTTCGGGGATTCCGTACTCTCCCACGCCTGAAAACATCATTTTTTCAAGATTTTCGTAAGTTTTATTTGTAGGCATAAAAATCACCCCCATACTAATACACTTCTATTCTTAGTGTACTGGTATGGGGGCTTTTCGTTGTACCCTTTTATTATATTTTTTCAATAAATTCTAAAAACTATGTCTGCTCCGGCTACTCCATCATAGTCCATTTTCATTTTTTCCGCCTCTTCATAGCTCGTCGCGGTACCGATCAGCTCCAGTGTTTCTCTATCTACGACACCAATTTCCATCTTTGAGAAATCCCATACATCTCCGCCGGAAATCCACTCTCCGTCTTCGTCATATTCATTTTCTCTTATCATGTATTCCGTCACGGAAAACATGCCGCCGGACTCGCTGATTTCTGTCTTGTATTTTTTCAGCTCCTCCTCTGCTTCTTCCAACTTTTTAAATTCTGCAATTTTTTCCGGTTCCACATCATCCATCGTGCATCCGGTTGTAATCTCTTTCCTGTGCTTCCAATTAAATTCTGCACTGTTTTTCATTATTTCATATTTTTTCATGTTATTTTTTTCTCCTTCACTATCTTCTTGCACTACTCTTTCCAGTAACATCAAAACATATTCCGGCGGGTTTCTTTTCCCTGACTCCCACCCCTCAAGAGTCCTTTTTGGAATATTGTATTTTTTCGAAAATGCATACTGTGTCAGTCCAGAGTATTTTCTGATTTCTTTTATTTTCATTTTTCCTTCCCCTTTATTTAGTTAAGCTTTTCGGAATCCAGCAAGTCCATCCTTTATAGGATCCTACAACACCGCCTGTAGCGATTCTAACTTGAATTGCTTTTTCTGTTTCTGTAATAATCTCTTCAACCTCTGCAAAAACATAACCATTTTCTCTTTTTATGGTTTCGTCTTCGTTTCTTTCAAAATCAAAGAATGTATTATATTTTTCTGCCTTATCCTGTTCTTTGTTGAAAAACCATTCTTTTACTGAAATATATTTCGTTTTTGCCTCCTTCCACGCTTTCTTTAAACCGGAGGAAATCGTCATTGATTCTTTCTTCACCAGCTCCCATGCTCTTTTCATTATCTTCGATAAATCGTATGTCTTCATTTCGATTTCCTCCTTGTTTTCTTTTGATGGTTTTATTATACCACTCATTGACGTATACGTCAATAGGCGGAAAACTTATTTTTAAAAAAAGAAAAAGCGGGGTTTATTCCCGCTCTTTTCTTTATTCTTCTGGATATATTTCTATTTTCTCTTCTCCTTCCAGTCTTCACTCTAACTCCTTCCCGTGCAGAAGCAGCAATCGATACAGTTCCTCGATTGTCTTCCTTCTGTATCCCTGGAAATCTTTCCGCTGCATTGGGATGTACTGCACCTGGCTGATCCGGTCATACCCAATTCCAAGCGTCAGATTCGCGAACAGGGCACTCGATATCTCCGGGCAAGTCTTCTGTGCGGCCTGCAAGATAAGATTCTGGTCGTAGTCGTGCGCGTTTTTGCAATATGATACGATCTTATCCCCAAGTTCTTTCGAAATCCCGTAATCTTTCAAAAATGTGTTCCGAATGCTCATGGTGCAGCTCCTTTCTGCGTTACGCTTCTTTTACCTCATCTCTTAACTGGCAGAATTTGTAAGTGACGCAATACTCTCCCACGCTGAATACCGCAATATGTGTAGAGATATCAACCAAAGTTGCATCGCTCCACTGATACGAATTTACGTTGCCATCCGCGATTGACGGGCGGCGGATCTTATACCTGTTTCCTATCACAAGCTCTTCTTTCGTCATTCTGTCTTCACTCCTCCGGCATATCCATATACCAAGCTTTTTCGATTTCATCCACTAAATACACAGCAACTCCTGCGTTGCATAACGCACTCTGCGTTGCGATCATGTCCAAAACTTCCATTGCTCTTTCTTCTGTTTTGTAAGTTCCAAGCTGTTCGAATTGGTCTGCGCAGATTTTAAAACAACCTCCAACCGTCTCAGCCACATAAAGCACTCTGCAAGTATCAATATTGAAGATTGCTTTCTTGTCCTGTCTTCTAATCAGCATCTTCTTCCTCCTCTTCTGCTGGCATTTGATACACATATTCCTGTGCAAGCGCTTGATACACGGTTACACGGAGTCCGCCGATGCCTCTACCCGCGTAAATGATTTCATCTGCTTTGCAGCATCCAATTTGCTCAGCAATTTCATCAAGAACCTTTTCTGCTTTCTTTTTTGTTTTATAGACTCCTACTACACCTGCTCTTGTCTCGATACCATACCGGCCGTCCGGTCCGCAGAACATACGGAAATGATTTCCGTATGTATCTACCACAAGATCTTTGTTTTGACTCTTAATTATCATTCCTTCTCCTTTTTCCTCACGCAAATCTCAACTGTTCCTGGCTGTCATCGATATTCAGATTCGGCACCCGTTCCCCTACTTTCAGATATGGGCAGTTGGCTTCTACCAGTTTCTGCGCCATAATCGGCACTACACTGTTCCCGATCCGCGCCACCTGCTTTGCAACCGGATAGCTTTTCCAGTTGTAATCCCGGTTGATAATATAATCTTTTGGGAATCCCTGCATCAGCTTCAGTTCTTCCGGCTTCAGCATTCGCAGGAAAATGTCATAGATGATATATTTTTCACCTTTGATGTTCAAAACCACATTTACCAATCCGAACCGGTCTTTTGTGGTGATCGTCCCGAGCGGATGGTCGAGCATTTGCCCGCATCCTGCCCCGTAATATTTGATCAGAAACGCAGATACCAGTCCAAAATGCCCTGGCGAAGTCGTTATGGTATGCAGTGGCTCATCACATCCCTGCCCGATGCCAGATTTATAATACTTTGTGACAAACGCGGTCACCAACCCGTACCGGTTTGAGGTGTCGATCGTCTTGATCGGCTCCGTTAAAAGTTGCCCTCTCGAGTCCCCGTCCCGCGTCTCTCCGTGATATTGGATGATAAAGGCTAATGCGTCTTGACTTTTTACGATATACGGTTCCGGTGCATCGATGATATATTTTTTTATCCCGTTGGCTATTCGTTTTTGCGTAGCCTCTGCCAGCGGCTTTTTCCGGTCAAATATCGACGTTCCGAGATCAGACCAATCAATATAGTCTCCGCATTCTTTCCACCGCTTTAAACCGGTGTTCCCCCTGCTGTGCGTTGGTTCTGGCCAGCGGATCTCTTTTCCGTCCCGCCGGAACACCGCATACCATCGTTTCCTGGTGGTCGGTGCCCCATAATCGGCAGCTACCAGCTCTCTGCAGTCGAATATGTATCCAAGGCTTTTCATCGACCGGATAAATTTCTGATAATCTTCTCCCTTTCTTTCTGGGATCGGATAGCCTTTCGCGTCCAGCGGTCCCCACTGCTGTATCTCCTCCACATTCTCCATCAGGATCACATCCGGCAGAATCTCCTTTGCGTGCTTATACACCGCCCATGGAAGGATACGCAGACCGCGCTCCCGTGGTTTACCGCCCTTTGCTTTGCTATGGCTTGTGCAGTCCGGACTAGCCCACATCAACGCTACTTGCCGATCCTTGACGTATTTCCGCAAGTTGACCTTGAAGATATCCTCCGTCAGATGCAGTGTGTTCGGGTGGTTGGTTTTGTGCATCAGGATGGCGTCCGGGTCGTGGTTGATCGCTATATCTACCGGCCGCCCCAGTGCCATCTCGATGCCAACGGAGGCACCGCCCCCACCCGCAAAACAGTCAACGATAAGATTCTTTTTCATAGAATTACCTCCAGAATATCTTCCAAAGGGACATAGTGTTTCATGTTATTCGCATAGTAGACAACAGCACATTTTACAGTTTCTTTCGCTCTTTTGGATACATAAAACGCTTCCGGAATAACTCCGACACCTATATCACATTCCTCTTGATAGACTGAATCGAGATAACCTTTTATAACAATATCCTTATACCCAACGATTACGCCGATGAAATTCTTGTCAACATGTTTGAAATAGTTTTTTTCGATATACTCAACGTCTTTTTCGACAGTTCCATCATTGCCCATGCTCACAAGATTATTGTCCATTGCATCAGCAGTTAAAGTTTTTCTGTCGAGTCGCAACCATTTTCCGTCGTTAAATTTTTTATAAAAGCCTTTGCATTTTACCTTGTCGAATAAATTCATATGTTTTTCATTCAGAAGCCCGGTATACCCTTGCCCCGGCCGGAGGCTGGCTCCTTTCTTTGCTTGTTATTTTTTATGCTTTTCCTTCCACTTTCTCCGATTACCAGCGCACAAAATACTACTATACATTTGGTAGCAGTGTTAAATCCTCTCTCTGTACTCTTGTGATATATGAATATTGTCCGCAATGTGGGCATTTCTCCGTTTTAATTGTCAGCCCTTTTCCGCGCACAACCTCCGTAATTGTAACTGTCGCCCCTTTCCCTATCGCTACGCCTGCCACATTTCTTATATCGCGTTCCAGCGTTGCTTTTCTTCCTTTCAGCATTTCTCCAGTAAATTTTCTCGGTATCATTTTTCTTTGTCCGTCCTTTCATGTTTTTTCTTCCATGCTTCCAAGTATTCCATCTGTTCATCATCCTCCCGCGGATCCTTTGGATGTCCTGGTCGGTTCAGCAACCACGTCGCCGCACAGATGATCCCCCCGCAAAACACAACAATTCCAATCACTGCCATCTTCTCGCCCTTTCCAATAATTCAATTCTTGTTTCGTCCCAGTCATCCAGAAGATACTGGGGAAAATCCAGCTTCTTGTGCCTCTCCAGTTCCCGATCAGCCCGTAGAAGACCGTTCTCTTCCACGATTCTGCGAATGACGGCGTGCCCGACTCCGAACTTTTCCCGCACCGCCTTCTGCGTCATCCCCGCTTTCAGCAGTGCCAGGATCTGCCTTTCTACCTTTTCCGGCGTTTTCTGCATCTTCTCTTCCTTCCCACCGCAGGCACTTGCGGCACCGTGTTTTGGCGCTCACCAGCGTGCCACGGATCATATTTGCCCGCGGGCAGCCGGTGCCTACATACACCGCTGTTCTGCCCACGCTGAGCACATGTTTACAGGTTTCATACTTCTCCATGCTACGCATCCTCCCTGGTTCCGATCTGCATCTGCTTTCTCTGGATATCGCCGATCAGGTTTTTCAATGCTTCCGGCGTCTGCGCTTCCTGCCGTCTCCGCTCCGCCAGCTGCTCGTAGATCATGCGGAAGTTTGCGCGGTCCGCGGAGATGTTCTCCGACATACAGATCTGCTTGAAGCCGAGCCGTTCCACGCACTGCCTGGTGATCGGATCGAAGCTCTCCATTGCGTCCTCAGCTCTGTATAAGCCGTATTTTCGAATTGCTTTCAACACCTGCTCCCATCCTTCACCCCAGTCGAGAACTTCACCGGAAGCGACCCCTGCGGCCGTCTCACGGATATCTGCGATGGATGGAGACCACTTATTTGTGGCAACCCACTGATTCAGCGCCGCCTCTGCCGTGCGGTATGGGATATCCTGGAGCTGCTGGTACCACAGTTCCATCGCCTGGGTATTCGGGAGCAGGTTCTCCCGGGGATAATAGGTCTTCAGCGCCATTGTGAACAGGGAAAATTCCTGCTTATTCATCCTTATCACCATCTTCCTGGGCGGCCCATTCGGTCGCCATATTGTAAAAATCATCTAACTGCTTCGCTGTATTGTTTCCTGAAGGCTGCTTGACTGTATGCTTGTTCCACGATCCGTCATCATAGTTTCCGTCGATTACCTTAGCCATATTGGCATCCTTGATCATCCAATCAAAGTTGGCTGACCAGTTCCGGTTATTCGCCCCTTTCAGGAACGAGGATGCCTCCGCCTTTTCGAACAGCATCCGGAAGTCATCCATGCTGTACATTTTCAGCCGTGCCCGGATCGCTCGTTTTCTGGCTTCGGAAAGAGAAATAACCTTGGGATAAGAAACGCAGATGGACCGGTAAAGGTCCACAACCTGCTCGCAGGTTACTTTCTCTTTACTCTCTTTATTCTTATCTTTATCTTCTTTTTTATCTTTCTCTTTATCTAGGCTGTTAACGTTGGATTCATGTAAATATTTATGTAAATGTTTACGTGAATCTTCACATGAACTTTCCTCTGTATTTTCTTCCTGCTCACCAGTCAGCAGAAGCTTCTGTTTTCTGCGGTAGTCCCGCTGGTATTCTCTCTGGTACTTCTTCCGAGCCTCCAGCTGCTCCAGATTCTGATGCTTTCCCCAGTTCGGGATGGTAATCACGCCGTCCAGAATCTCAATCATGCCAAACTGCTCGAAGGTCTTAAGTGCCAGCTGCACCGTAGACTCCTTCCGACGGAAGATGGTTGCCAGCATTTTGTCCGTGCAGGCGATTTTATCACTCAGCAGGAACACACCGCTGTTATTCATCTTCCCGGCAAGGCACAGGAGCTTAAACCAGATCACAATAATCGAGTCCGCCTCCGGCAGGCTCTCAATCAACAGAATCTTCTCATCGTCGAAGATATCTGTCGTGATCTTAATCCATTTGATATCCGCCATGTTACTCTCCCCCCTAAATCTCCCTGATTCGTATTCCATACACGGAAAGCATCAGCTTCCGTTTGATGATATAATCTTTCGTCCGGAATCCCTTGGTGTCTTCTACGATCGTAAGGGTATCCCCGTCCGGCAGAATCGTCTTGTATACAAAATCCGCTATGTAGGCACATTCCCGCTCGACGCATCTTCCACGCCCCTTTCTGGTTGTGCTTTCCGGATGCTCATACTGCGCCGGGATCAGCACATATTTGACCTGCCGCCGGATATCCTTTATTTCTCCTGCTTTTTCGAGGAGCAGAAGCTCCTGATACCGCGCCGCCTCCCGCTTGGAGTCGAACACGATACCATTCACTTCCACTTTTCGGCTTCCGTATTTATTCCCGGCATATCTTTTCCACACCATTTCGCACCTGCTTTCTAGTTAAACGGCAGCTCTTCGTCGATGCCATCCGGGAGGCTCATAAAGCCATCCGGGAGGCTCATAAAGCCATCCGGGTCCGCCGTCTGCGGTGCCGCTCCGCCGTTTCCAGCACTGGCACTCTTACTTTCTGCAAACTCCTGCTCCTCAACCACTACATCCGTTGTATAGACCTTCTGACCTTCCCGATTGGTATAGCTGCCGGTCTGAATCCGGCCGGTAATTGCGATCTTCGTACCCTGGCGCAGGTATTTCTCTGCAAATTCTGCCGCTTTTCCGAATGCAACACAGCTGATGAAGTCTGCGGTTGCATCGCCGTCTCTGTGAAACCTCCGATCAACAGCCAAACGATACCGTGCAATGGCGGTCTGGTTCTGATTCTGTGCGTATCTCACTTCCGGATCCGCGCACAGGCGGCCCATCAAAATTACTTTATTCATGCTCTATCCTCTCTATTTGCCCCGCACAGCCATTTTCCGGCCGCGCGGGTACCTTTTTTCTTAAGATGCTATTCCGTGGCGTTTAAAACGCCTGTTACATACCTGGCACCGCGCCAGGATAATCCGTGATATCCATCTGCCCCGGAAGGTTTTCTTCCTGCGGTGGGATATTTCTCGGAGCACTCTGCCGGTTCGGTGTTTTCTGCAGGCGGCGCATCGCTTTGTTGTACTGCTCCACGGTCAGATCACTGATTTTTCCGACCTTGAATGTATTGTTGATCTGCACCTCCTGCACGCCGGTTCTTGCCAACTCTCCTTGCAGTCTCCGCAGCATCTCACCGTTGATTCTGCTGGTTCGCATATCAGCCGCTGGTGTATTCTCTGTCTGCTGGGTCTGCGGCGGGTTTCCGGCTGTCTGCAGATCATTTACCGTCTCCGCATCCGGATCTGCCATATCAGACGTTGGGATGCAGAATACCTGGAAGCACGCATATTTGTATGCAATCGCCATGGCCTTGTTGGTAGCCTTGTCCCCTGTATCCAATGCTTCTCCCACGAGTGTAGACTCAATGGAAGATCCGTCCTCTGCATAGAACGTAAACTTGATTGTGCAGGTAACATGATGCATCAGCGTTCCTTTTGCCGTCTGCAGTTTCTCTACCTCCCGTTCCAGAATATCCGGCACGATGACCACCTTATTTTTCGCCAGCGCCGGATGCAGGGCATTATACACATCATCGATGCTGCGGAACTTAAATCCCTGCTGTTTATTCATCTTATCTTTTCCAACCGCGCCAACATCCGCAATCACACCGGCAATCGAGCGATAGATCATCGGATATTCCTTTTTCTCTGTTTCTGCCATTACGCCTGTCTCCTTTCGAAATAGATGCCGAGGCTGTTCAATGCCATTTCCGCCTGCTCCAGTTCATCCGGTGTAGCAATGATCTTATACCACATCGTAACTGTCTGCGGCTGTGGGAACGGAAGATCATCGCCGTCCTCTGCATCATCGAGGGAAAACGGTACTTCCGGCTCTGGTGTTTCCATTGCCGCAGCTTTCAACGCTTCTTCCGCCTTTTTCCGTTCTTCCTCTCTGGCCTTGGCGATTTCTTCGAGTTTTCGGCGCTCTTCCTCACGCGCTCTCTCGATCTCAGCCTGTCGGCGCTGCTCCTCTTCCTGCTGGTGGCGGATGCGTTCTGCTTCCAGTGCCCGCTTTTTGTTATCATCGTATGTATTGATCCTGGTAAGGGCGGCACCGAGGTCACGGTTCTTCTGATAGATCTGCAGCGCATCTTCCACGACATCCGACTGCGTATTGCGGATGATCGCCACCTCAGAAGCAACCTTTTCAATCATTGCCAGAAGCTCTTTTTCGATCTGCTTCAGGCTGGTGGTTGCGTTATCCCACTTTTTCACGTAGAGCTCTTTGAGCGGCAGGTACTCCGCCCACTCACCGGTGCAATCTGCATACAGCGCCTCAACATCCGCATGACGTTTCCGGATGCGCTCTGCTTCCATCTCTTTCAGCTGGCTGTCGATCAGGCAGATCGGCTCGTCGATGATTTCCAGCAGCTCTTTCACCTTCTCCTCGAAGTCATTGTATGGTACCAGGCACTGCGCCTTGACCTCTTTCCGGCGCTTCTCCACCTCGTCTCTGGTCTTCCGAAGAGATGCCAGCTCCGCCTTGGCGATGCTCTTGGACTCTTCCGTGAATACCGCGCCCTGGTACTCCGCCATCTTTGCAGACAACTGTGCTTTCACATCCTCAAAGTTGCACCGGATCACCGCCGGTTCCTGACTGATCTTAATCTGCAGTTCTTCCATCTTTTGCATCCTCCGTCTTTTCTTCTGCTTTTTCAGCAACACCCAGCAACGTATGCAGTGTCTCCGTGTAGATCATGCCATTTTTTACCAGCATATCGCGCATAATTTCCAGTGTTCTCTGGTCTTTCGCCTTTTCCTCGTAGTCATCCAGAGTAACAGAGATCATCATCATTTCCGACATTTTATAACTCCTCTCTTTCCATTGCCTCGAAGATTCTTCCGATGGTCTCCATCAGATCATCCGTGAGAATTTTGCTCAATTCCTTTCCAGCATCCTCTTCTCGCTGAAACTTGATGCCTTTCTGGGTATACTTAATCAAGATTTGAGCGGCCCTTTCTTCCGGCATCTTTTCTTTCAACGATTTATAGGTTCCCATAACCAGAGTCAGAAAGTCAGCAAGAACAACCTCTTTGCTTCCTTCAACCTCGACGATACCTTCTTTAGATTTAATCATCTTTCTTTTCCTCACTTTCGTATTTTGATATTAATCGCCTAAAACCTTTGTCCAATTGTACATTGCCGGATCTTCGGATTGTTCCTTTGTGCCGTCTGTGTATGTGCCAACATACATTTTTTCTCGCGAATACTCGGTAGAAAATCCCGTTTTTCCATCTGCGCTCATTGCATAGGCAATGTGTAAATGGCCAGCCGGACGATAAGGCGGAACACCAGGTTCTCCTCTTTCTTCGCCGAGCGGATGACCATGGTCAAGCGGCTCACGCTGGTCCTGCGGCTCCATAACCGCAAAGATTGCCCCTTTTTTCACTGCTACGTGAATCTCCCGAATATTCATGTATCTGATTGCAGTAGGCTGCATGACGTAGATGTCACGATAATTTTCACCCGCTGCCATTTTCATTGCTTCTTCGAATCCAACAATCACCATTATTTTTCTCCTCCCTTCAGTGATCCGCTCCGGATCCACGCCGCAAACACCGCGTCCCGGCGCTCCTCTTCCCATTCTTCTCGCTCCTCGCGGCAGGCATCGACATAATCGCCGATTTTCTTACCAGCGAGCGCAAGAAGAAACATTCCTGCTCCCAGGGCGGCGCGGCCCCACAGATCTGAATCCACGCCGCCGATGTAAATCCATGTACCAATCGCGCCGACCGCCAGCGCCGCTTTATCTGCTACTTTCATTTCTGCGTCCTTTCATATCCAAACGACTCCACCGCGGCTTCCACACGTTGGCGGACGATCTCTTTTGCTTTCTCTTCTCCGAGTTCCTCTGCTGTATACTGCTGTCCTCCGATTGTGATCCGAGTAACAACCATGATTTCTTTCATAAGGCACCACCTCTTCCTTATCTCCTTATCGTATGCAACCAGGCTCCGTAATGATTTTCTATTGATTCGTAACCATTTTTGAGCTATTATGTAGTTGCAAATTGTTTTTGTATTGCGTCCCGCGGGAACTGGTACTTCCTGTGGGACTTTTTTCAAAGACATCATTAACGTGAAAGGATAAACCATACCATGCGCTTTTTAGCATTATTTCTTTTGGTTATTGCATATAAATTTCTTACAAATTTAATGCATTATTTTAGAATCAAAAAACTACAAACATATTTTTCTGAATTTCTTGAGCATAAATGCGACAATATGAATCTCTATCGTCAAGAAGTGCTTTCCTTGTTTGAAAAAGCTCATGTTAAAGATAAAAAAATTCCTGTATCTGAGCATATTGGAAACCGGCAAATTGTTTCTGGAAACGTAAGCACCTTCTCTATGTTTCCAAGTACACGTGTCGCATTTTCTGTCACTACGCTAAACATGTTCGAAGAGGCAGAAGGCGTGTTCCGAAAAAATATGCTTGATAGTTTCAATCCGTTTTACTGGATTGATTTAATCGTTTTCCTCCCAAAATCATTACTGGCTTATATTGGAATATCCTCTGAAGTTACCGCTTACAAGATATGCAATGTCCTATTTACCTTCATCTGGTGGATACTCGGAATTCTTGTTGTTTATTTCAAACCCCAACTCCAAGATTTCGTTATCAAACTGGTGCGAAATCTTTAAAATGAATTTTGATAATATAACAAGTCCTCTTGCATTCCCAGTCTCTGCTATTTTCGCTTGTGAAGATAGCAGATTTTTTATTGCCTGTTCTCTTATAAATGAACCATAATTCATTTTCAAACAAATTCCTTTCTTTTGTGCTACAGAAGGCACTTCGCATCAACCTCAAGCGCCGCTGCGATGCGGACTAAATCACTTACTTTAATCAGCTTCCGTCCGTTAAGCATATCGCTCAGCCCGTGTGCGCTATATCCGGCCTTTTCAGAAACATGTACCTGCTTCAGCCCTTTTTCAGCGATGATCCGTGCAATGTTCTCCGCTGCCGGACTGTTACACTCCGCTATCGTCATCGCTCATCCCTCCTACAAATTTATTCACGAAGTAGATCTGTGCCTTTCCGGTTGCCTTTGGCGTTCTGGTTACGATGTTGCAGCCATTTCCGTCGATGTGCGTGCTCTCTTTGATCTCGAACAAGCCCATGTTCATCGACTTCTGCGTCGGCATATTCCAGTCGGAACCTTTTCTTTTAATCAGGTATCCATGGTTTCTTAGATACTCGAAGAGACGCTTCGCCCCAATATCCACGCCATTCTGACGCAGGAGCTTCGCGAGGTCGCCGATCAGGATGGAGCTGGTGCTTGCGCTCACCGCGTCCGCGAAGATTTCCTTCGGCTTCATGCGCTCGTTCTCCTCAATCAGTTTCTTGTTATCTTCTTTCAGAGTGTCGATGGTTCTGTCTGCGAGTTTCAGTGCTCTTGCCATCACCTGCTCCGGGGTGTTCCAAGCTTTCTCTAAATCAATGAAATACTGACGGTACTGCTTGCCTTTCTCTGATCGCTGGATCATGCAGATTTGTTTGGCCATGTCTACGGAAATCTGGTAGTCAACCATGTTCTGACCACCGTTTAAACCGCTTTCCATTTTTGGAAAGCACTTTTTATAGTCATTTTCCGTAAATCCATACTCACACATGCGGTCAAACCATGTTGTGAAATTGCTCTTGACTTCTAATCCTTCATGCAGATCTCTTGCCGATACTGTCGGCTGTTCCCCATCGTAATTAATAGGAATCAACATCTTTTCCATGTAATTCACCTTCTTTCTTTTTTCTGTCATCCTGCTTCTGACTTACCATGGCTTCTCCAATTCCCAGAAGATAGCCCTTGTCAAAATCAGACATCTTGGGGATTGCCGTTGCGATTGTTTCCAGAATCTGTTTTTCTCTTTCTGACATCTCGTTTCACTTCCTTTCTTTGTTGGTATATTGCGATTATATGCTGGTTAATCTCATTTGTCAATAGTATTTTTGATATTTACCAACTTTTTGCAATTTACCAACTTTTTATATTGATTTTCTTTTATTCATGCGTTATAATCAAAATCAAGAAAAGAGGTGAACACATAAATGTATAAACGTCTCAAAAAATTAAGAAACGAATTGGAAATGACTCAGCAAGAATTTGCTGATGTATTAGGAACCGCGCGAGGAAATATCAGTGCTTATGAAGTAGGAAAAAATGCGCCCAGTGATGCTGTTATTTCTCTTATATGTAAGACAGACTTCCCGAAAGGAAGAGTCAATGAGACCTGGCTACGCACTGGTGAAGGGGAAATGTTTATCGAAGCGTCCCGTGACGAACAAATCGCCGCTTTTGTCGGCGGCATTCTAAAAGACGAAGAAGATACCTTTCAGAAAAAGTTTATATCCATGCTGGCTGCATTGGATGAATCAGACTGGGAAGTTCTACAGAAGATGGTTGAATTATTGCAAGAAAAAAAGGGCTGATTATTTCAGCCCCAAGATCGCTTTGACATACGTAAAGATCAGGAATAATCTCCTATCATCGGCATGATCGAGCATTTCAATTATAAGTTTCTTGTAATCATCCATAATATGTACCCTCCGATCTGGTATTATTATACTAGAACACTCGTTCGATTTCAATATTTTTTCGAACACTTTTTCTCTGTATACTAATATTACGGATCAGAAGGTCAAAAATTAGCAAATTTTGGAAATCGTCTCCAATCGTGGACACTTATTTCCATGGACTGTCATACAGGTCCTGCATGTGCACCTGTAGACCCTTCGCGATCTGCTCCAACGTATCGAGTCTCGGAACGCTGCCATTACATAACTTTCCAAGTGTAGACTTAGGCACGCCCGTTAAGATCGATACCTGCCGGAGAGATAGGTTTTTCTTATAAATGACTTCTGCAATTAATATCTTCATGCAGACAGCATTTACAATATCGAAAAAAATATTCTGGAAAAGTGTAATTTTCCGAATTTTTAAACGTATATATTGGGGATATTATATCCAAATATGCGTTGAGGGGTGGTGCCTATGATTTTCCCGTAGTAATACAAACGTAAAATAAAATATAAAACAAACGAGGAAAAGCATATGAAATTTTTTATAGTTCTAATCATCATAACAATTATTCTCTGTATTCTTAACGAAATATGGCCGTATCTTTTAGGCATCGGTGCCATCATCCTTGGCACATATCTTCTTTGGAAACTTTATGAATATTGTTATTTTAACAGTCAGAAATTTAAAGATCTCAAGCAGCGTATCATTACCTATACCAGAAACTGTAATGAATTGAACGAGCATATTGAGAGTCTTAAAGACACAACTTTAATCTCAAATAAAATAGACTATGGCGATGCTACTTATCACGATTCCAGCAAGTGGAATTATAAAAGAAAATATTTAAAAGATCAAAAATACGAGGCAAATGTTCACCAATGTTCTCGTTCCGTCTGCGACAATGCTCGGAAGAAACCTTTTGAATATGTTTGTAAATATTTTGGAATAAAAGCGACCGAAGAAACACTATCCAATTTTGAAACAATTTTAAATAATTTCGAAGCCGCTGAAGAAGGTAAACGAAATCTTAAGGCAGAAAAAGATAGCATCTTTAAAAACATTGAAACAGAGATTCCTTTTCTCATTCGAACTATAGGAAAAGAAAAATTAGAAAAGAACCTTGGGTTTGAGCCAGTAGATATGAGTACTGCATATTTTCCAAAATATGTTTTTGAGTACGTTAGTTCGGGTGGTAATGCCTCAACTCAATGCGAAATAGTCATGGATATTGAAAACTTAAATAAATTTATCCATTTTTTATCAGAAAAAATAAAATTTAGCAAAACAACCGCCGGACAGCGTGCCCTTATGACCAGCAAACTTCGCCAGCATATCAAAGAGCGGGACAATTTTACCTGCAAACAATGTGGAGCTTCCCTTAAGCAAGAACCGCATCTATTACTCGAAATTGATCATATCATCCCTGTGTCCAAAGGAGGCTTAACTGTTGAAGATAACCTGCAAACATTATGTTGGCGTTGCAATCGCAGTAAAGGATCTAAAATAGCACCAGAATTCTAAATGCGATAAAAATATAAAAAAGGAGAATGTCTATGAAAAAGAAAATCGTAACCCTTATGTTTGCCACCGTGCTCACTGCATCCGCGCTGACTGCCTGCGGATCGTCAACCGCTTCCAGCTCCTCAAGCTCTTCGTCTACTGCTTCCAGCAGCATCAGTGAGACCGAAACTCCAACGCCTACGGAAGAGGCAACACCGACTCCAACCGAAGAAGCCGCAAGCACACAGTCCGAATCCGAAGACTCCAGCGTTCCGTGGGACTATACATCGGCTCTTAATTCAGCTGAAAGCTACAGTGAAATAATGCACATGTCAAAAGCCGGAATCTACGATCAGTTGACCTCCGAGTATGGAGACCAGTTCTCTGCCGAGGCTGCCCAGTATGCAGTTGACAATATGACCGCCGACTGGAATGCAAATGCCCTTGCAACAGCAGAAAACTACAACGAAACGATGCATATGTCGAAAGCCGGACTCTATGACCAGCTTACATCTGAAAGTGGGGAAAAATTTACCGCTGAAGAGGCGCAGTACGCTGTCGATAATATAAATGCTGATTGGAACGCAAACGCCCTCGAGACCGCAAAAGACTACCGTGATAACATGGATATGTCGCCAGAAGTGATCCGTGATCAGCTCACCTCTGAATATGGTGAACAGTTTACCGCCGAGGAAGCCGATTACGCTATACAGAATTTAAACTAAAATAAAAAACCGCCCCGGTGCGCCAACACCAAGACGGCTCAGTAACATTCCGAAGAATGATACCGTTTCTCAACAAAACATATTGTATCATCTTCGGAAACGCCAGACAAGCAGAACGTTTGTTTTGGTGTTTTTCTTATACCCAAAATTAAAGAAGGTGATATTATGTCAGCACTTAAAAATGGTGCTCTCTACATCCGCGTCAGCACCGCGGATCAGACCGAACTCTCTCCGGATGCGCAGCAGCGTCTGCTCCTGGACTACGCGAAGAAGAACGGGATTGTCATCGCAAAAGAGTTTATCTTTGAGGAGTCTGTTTCGGGCCGGCATGCCGACCGGCGGCCAAAATTTCAGGAGATGATCGCTCTCGCAAAGCAGGATTCTCACCCGATCGACGTGATTCTGGTCTGGAAATACAGCCGTTTCGCGCGCAACCAGGAGGAATCCATTGTCTACAAGTCGCTCCTCAAAAAGAATAATATTGATGTAATCAGCATCTCCGAGCCGCTGATTGACGGCCCGTTCGGCACGCTGATCGAGCGTATTATTGAGTGGATGGACGAATACTACTCGATCCGTCTCTCCGGTGAGGTTATGCGCGGAATGAAGGAAAAAGCCCTGAAACATGGCTACCAGACAACGCCATGTCTTGGATACCAGGCGGCAGGCGGCGGCAAACCGTTTGTGATCGATGAAGCGGAATACCAGATTGTCAAATACATCATGGACCAATATGATCTTGAGCACCTGGATCCGACGGCGATCGCCCGCAAATGCAATGATCTTGGATACCGCACCAGACGCGGAAACCGGATGGAACGCCGCTCCATCGAGCGTGTGCTGCGCAATCCTTTCTACGCTGGTACCGTGGTCTGGAATGGGATCTCTTTCGATGGCACACACGAGACGCGGCTGGATCCGGCGCGCTATCAAGAACGTATCAAGCGTATGGATGCCCGCAGACGCTCTCCTAAGAGCCGCAACCCATCAACCTGCCGCCACTGGCTCTCCGGTCTCTTAAAGTGCCCAATTTGCGGCGCCACGATGACGGTAACGGCCGGGAACACATCTTGTCCGTACTTTCAATGCTGGAAATATGCAAAAGGCTTCCATAAAGGCTCCAACTCGATCACAGTTGCCAAAGCAGAGCGGACCGTCTACCATTACTTCGATGATATCCTTGCCGGCGCGGACTTCTCCTTCGCAGTCCGCGATCGAAAGCAGGAGCAGGAAGACGATGAAACCATCCAGCGGCTACAACAGGCTCTTGACCATCTGGCTGCCCGCGAAGCTCGCGTGAAGATGGCTTATGAAAATGGGATTGATACGCTGGAAGAATACGGTGCCAACAAAAAAAGGCTCGCCGAAGAACGGCAGAGTCTGCAGGAAGAACTGGACCGCGTGCTTACGCCCGCCGCCCCGCCGGAAACAATCTCAAAAGAAGATTTCCGGAAAGAGATAAAAAACATCAATGATATTCTGAAAAATCCAGAGGAACCAGCCGAGAAAAAAGGACTTCTGCTCCGCTCCATCGTGGATCGTATCGTCTATGAAAAATCTTCTGGAACGATGTATTTTGACTTTTTTGTTTCTTGA